CGCTTGTTTGGAGCTGACAACGCAGATGCCATGCGTGGATTGGGCTTTGATGGCGTTTTCATGGACGAATATGGTGACTTTAGACCGAGCGTGTGGGGTAACGTCATTCGACCAACATTGTCAGACAAGCAAGGTTGGGCTGTGTTCGCTGGCACACCGAAAGGAAAAAACCAGTTTTGGCAGATATTTGAAACAGCTAAGAAAACACCAAACGAGTGGTTTCACCTTGTTTTAAAGGCAAGTGAGTCTGGACTCTTGCCTGACACAGAGCTACGGGCAGCTGCCGCACAGATCAGCGATGACCAGTTTTTACAAGAGTATGAGTGTTCGTTTGAGGCGGCAATCCTTGGCGCTTTTTATGGCGAGGACATACGCAAGATCACAGATGCCGGTCAAGTTAGGCGTGTTGATTACGATCCGCACCTACCGACTTACACTAGTTGGGATTTGGGCTATCGAGATGACACGGCTATTTGGTGGTATCAAGTTATACGCAACGAAATCCACATCATTGATTATTTTGCAATAAGTGGTGCAAACATTGCAGAAATAGCTAAAATAGTCGTAGAAAAGCCGTATAAATACGCAAAACATTACCTACCCCATGATGCAAGGGCTAAAACTCTAGCAGCAGCGGGTAAGTCAGTCATTGAGCAATTGAGTGAGTATCTAGGCATCAACAATATGGCGATTGTGCCTGACTTGTCGGTGCAAGACGGGATTCAGGCGGTGCGTCAGATGTTGCCGCAATGTTGGTTTGATGCTGAACGGACGCACGATGGGCTAGAGGCTTTACGGCAATATCAGCGGGAATACGACGAGGACAAAAAGGCATTTAGGCAAACGCCCAGGCATGATTGGACAAGCCACCCAGCAGATGCGTTCCGAATGTTGGCAATTGCTTGGAGGCTAGAGCCAAAGGTTAAGCAGCCAGATGTTGTTAAACCGTTGATTGTCGGGCCTGAGAACACAGTTACTTTAAATGATATGTGGGCAACCCACACAACAAACCGGAGTAGAAGATTATGAGCGGCGTACCACAACCTTATGAATATCAATACGAACACGTTGCAGCAAGTCAGACCGCACAAGTTTTAGGCGGCACAGGCGCAGTTGGTGACTATTTACATCGTTTAATTTGTACTGTTGCCACAGCTGCAACAGGTGGCGTTACCATCGTCGATGGCTCATTCTCGCACGTTCTTTTGCCAGCAGTAGCGGGAACAGGCGTTAACGTCTACAACATTGAAGTAAACGCTATTTCTCGTAGCGGGCCGTGGAAGGTCACAACTGGCGCAGGCGTAGAAGTAATAGCTGTTGGCATTTTCAGCGCATGATCGTAGCGAGCGTATTGCGGTCAGGCGGTGATTTCAAGCCTGAACACGTTTATGCCTTGCAAAAGATGTGCGCCAAGTATCTGCCACCGCATGAGTTTGTGTGCCTGTCGGACGTTGAGCTAGAGTGCAAAACCATTTCTTTGATGCACGATTGGGTTGGTTGGTGGGCAAAGATGGAGTTGTTTCGGCTACCAAGTGCGTTGTACTTTGACCTAGACACGGTGCTAACTGGTGACTGTACGGCAATGATTGAGGCGGCAAAGCAGCACGATTTTGTGATTATGCGTGATGTTTATCGGGGTCAGTACAACCCGAAAGCCATGCAAAGCAGCATGATGTACTGGTCTAAACCTGTTGATTTGTACGACAAGTTTGCAGCACTACAGATGTACACGGCGGGTGGTGACCAGGCTTACATTGAGCACTTTATGCGGGACAAAGTGACTTACTGGCAGGACATTTGTGACGGGATTGTTAGCTTTAAGGCTGATGTGCTACCAAAAGGGCTAGACGATGCCAAGGTGGTGATTTTTCACGGTAAACCTAGACCGTGGGAACAAACAAGGATACCGTATGAAATTGGTTGAAGGCTGGCAAGTTCCCGATATTGACGAGTGCTGCATTAACGCACTCTTGGTCGAGCTGCCAGACTTGAATGTGAGCTATACCCACATGAACCAGTTCCGCACAGTCATTCAAGCAGGCGGCAATATTGGCGTTTATCCCGCTACGATGGCAGGGCAATTTGAGCGTGTCATTACAGTTGAGCCTGATTTAGTCAATTATCAGGCTTTGCTGCTAAATGTCGCAGGCCACGACAACATTGAGCATCATCGAGCTGCATTTGGTGACAAGCACGGCACAGCGGCAGTCGATCATCCGTATCCTGAGAACATTGGGGCGCATCAGTTAAAAGCAGGCAAAGATGTGCAAGTTATACCAATTGATGCTTTAGAGGTTGATGATTGCGACTTTATCCAATTAGACATTGAAGGCTACGAACATCTAGCCATATTGGGTGCTGAACAAACAATCAAGAGAACGTATCCAGTTATCACGCTTGAGCTAAAAGGCTTGGGCAGTCGTTATGGATACACCGACGAGGACACAATCAACCTACTCCAAGAATGGGGCTACGAGATTGTCGGGCGGGTAAACCGTGACGTAATTTTTGCGAGATACTAAGATGGAAGCATTGACCGGCGTTCAGAAGTGGCTAAACGTAATCAGCCAATACGACAATGAGTTCAAGAAATGGGAAGCTCGCACAAATAAGATTGTGAGGCGCTACCGTGATGACAACCGCAATCAGAACACCAACGAAACCGCTAAATTCAACATTCTGTGGTCTAACGTACAGACGCTGATCCCTGCGGTATATGCCAGGTTGCCAAAGGCTGACGTATCTCGACGTTTTGGGGATAACGACCCAGTTGCCCGTGTTGCCAGCCAATTGATTGAACGTGCCTTGGACTTTGAGATCGAGCATTACACCGATTTCAGATCGACCATGAAACACGCAGTCGAAGATAGATTCTTGGGTGGTCGAGGCGTGGCATGGGTGCGTTACGAGCCGCACGTTCGGGCGCAAGATGAACCCGAAGATGGTTACCAAATCACTGAGGACGTTGACGAGCCTGACCAAGAAAGCGATCAGCAAGTTAAGACTTCTATGACGCTTGATGGCGCTATGGGTGAGGAAGTCGAACCACAAGAGGAAATTGAGTACGAGTGTGCGCCTACCGATTATGTCCATTGGAAAGACTTTGGACATTCGGTTGCCCGTACATGGGAGGAAGTCACCCAAGTTTGGCGTTGGGTGTACATGACCAAAGACAGCCTGATCGAACGCTTTGGCGAAGAAACGGCTAAATCCATTCCGCTAGATGCAGGGCCGGAAACCAATAAACAGTATTCGACCCAATCTAAAGACTTCACACGGGCTAAGATTTGCGAACTATGGGACAAAGAAAGCGGCAAGGTGTACTGGATTAGCAAGAGTTGCCCAAACATTCTTGACGAACGAGACGATCCGCTAGAACTAGAAAATTTCTTCCCATGCGCCAAACCTTTGTACGCCACAATGACGAGCGACACGCTTGTGCCTGTGCCTGACTTTGTGTTGTATCAAGACCAAGCGACAGACTTAGACATTTTGACAGACCGCATTGACGGGCTAGTTAAGGCTTTGCGTGTGCGTGGAGTCTACGACGCATCACAACCCACATTGCAGCGTCTTTTGACTGAAGGCGATAACAACACATTGATCCCCGTTGATAAGTGGATGGCGTTCTCTGAAAAGGGTGGATTAAAAGGGTCGATTGACTTGTTGCCAATTGATGTGATGGCGGCAACGCTCATGCAATGCTATCGAGCAATGAATGAAATCAAAACCCAAATCTATGAAATTACAGGTATTAGTGACATTATTCGGGGGCAAGGACAAGCCTCTGAAACTGCAACGGCACAACAGATTAAGGGTCAATATGCAGGACTGCGCTTGCGCTCGATGCAAGAAGATGTTGCCCTGTTTGCGAGTGAGCTATTCCAGTTAAAAGCCCAAGTCATTTGCACTAAGTTTCAACCCACAACAATCCTTATGTACGCTGCCGCACAAGGTATGCAGCCGGCAGATCAGGCGCTTATTCCACAGGCATTACAGCTAATCCAAGACAAACCGTTACGCTCGTTCCGCATTCAAGTGGATTCAGATAGCCTGGTGCAGATTGACGAGAATCAAAACAAACGTGAGCGAGTTGAATTCTTACAAGCGATGGGTGGGTTCTTAACGCAAGCGTTGCCAATGGGTCAACAAGCGCCAGAGTTAGTGCCTATGCTGATTGAACTAGTTAAGTTTGGCGTTGGCGCATATAAGAAAGCCGCACCGATTGAGGGTACGATTGACCAAGCCATGCAAGAGTTGCAGATGAAACAACAACAAGCAGCGCAGCAGCCACCACCACCAAACCCAGAGGTGATGAAAATGCAGGCAGAGCAGCAATTTGAGCAAATGAAGATGCAAGCTCAAGCCCAAAACGAGCAGATGAAGATGCAGGCTACAGCGCAGGCTGAACAACTGAGGGCGCAAGCCGATATTCAAGTTGCCCAAGCCAAGGCGCAAGCAGACGTTCAAATGCAGCAAATGAAACTGCAAGCCGATGCCCAACTTGAGGCGCAAAAACAACAGTATATGCAGGCAATGGAACAAGCCAAGTTGCAAGCTGCCGAACAGTTGGAAAAGTGGAAAACTGAGCTAGAGTCTGCAACCAAGATCATGGTGGCTAGGATTGGGGCGAACCCAGGCTTAGACTTGCCGTTACTGGAGGCGCAAGAGGCTGCAAGCACTAAGATTGCCGCAGAACTTGGTGACAATGTAACGCAAG